GCGCTGGCCGAAGACTGCCTGCGCCGCGCCAGAGCGGCCCAGGAGGCGCTCCAGCACCCGAACCTAGACCAACCCAGCCGGGAATACCTCGAGGGCCTGAGCGCCCGCTACAAAGCCCTTGCAGGCCGGTTGCGTGGAACCCCTCAATGAATGGAGCCCTTGCCATGCCCAAGCCGAAACCCGCGCGCGCGCGGGGTCGCCCTGAGAGGGCTGTGACCGTGGATTTTGGGCCTGCCCAGCGCCTGGCCAATGGCACGGCATGGGTGGCCTATCGGGCGGACCCGGAGAGCCCGGCGCGGCCATCCGTGAAGGCCGCCAGCGCCAAGATTATCTACCATCAGTTGTGGCTGGCCGGACACCTAACAGACGAACACCACGAGGCGGCGGACAGGTATCTGACCCGGCTGGAGGTGGCATCCGGGGCCCAGGTGGACACGCGCGGCAATGGGGCGGCGTCCTATGGCCCAACCATGGCGCAAGTGGCAGCGCTGGCCGATCTGCGGGTGGCAGACGCGGCCATTGGCCCGGCGCCGCTGGTGGCAGGGGTGCGGACTGTCATCGGCTGTAATAAGTGGCCGCCGGATTTGGAGGTGGGGGCTTTCCGGGCCGCGCTGGGGCGCCTGGCTGATGCGTGGGGGATGTGACCATGGAATGGCAACCGATTGAGACCGCGCCGAGGGATGGGCAGGCTATTCTCGCTTGGGATAAAAATTTCACTTACGAGATTGCTTATCGTCAACGCGGCAAATGGCGCTACGGTCCGAAAGGCTATTCGTTTAACCCCACCCACTGGATGCCCCTGCCTGCGCCACCTCAAGTTTCACATGAAACACGCTTGACAAACCCCTGATTTATTTGTAGGGGGTGAATATTCTGGATTTTTGCGCCCGGAGCCGAAAAGGCTACCGGGCTTTTTCATGGGCAAGGCTTAACATGGCGCGCAACTCCACCACCCGCAAAGGCAACGGCGCGGGCCACGGTGGACCGGCAAGCGGCGCAGGCTACGGGCCAGGCGCAGGCCCGGCCAAAGCGTTCACCGCAGACAATCAGCCCGCACCCGAAGCGAAATCCGCCGGCAAGGAAGTGGCCGCCGAAATCAAGGCGCAGATCGCCGCCCGCAAGGAAGAGATACTCGCCGCGCAATTCACGCGCGCCTTGGACGTGGCGCACCCGCAAGGCCACGCGGCAGCCAAGGATTTGTTGGACCGGATAGCGCCGCCTGAGAGCAAGACGGACGTGACCACCAACGGCGAGCGCCTAGGCTACGTCATCATGGCGCCAGCAGAGGCAGAGGACGCCGAAGCATGGGCGAAGCAGCACCAGCCCCAAACATAGTCTGGCGCCCCCAGGCAGGCCCACAAACGGCGCTGATCACCTGCCCGGTTTTTGAGGTTTTCTTCGGCGGCGCCCGAGGCGGCGGCAAGACTGACGGCATGTTGGGCGAGTGGGCCGTGCATGCCGACCGCTACGGCAAACAAGCTATCGGCTTGATGGTCCGCCGCACGCGGACGGAATTGCAGGAAACATTCGAGCGGGCGCGGGCGTTGTTCACACCATTGGGGGCGCAATTCACCAGCGTTCCGATGCGGTGCGTGATGCCAGGCGGGGCAAGACTGACTTTCGCCTATTTGGAACGCGACGCGGACGCCGAAAGCTATCAGGGCCACAGCTACACGCGGGTCTATGTTGAGGAAGCGGGCAATTTCCCGAGCCCGGCGCCGATCCTAAAGCTGTTTGCCACGTTGCGAAGCGGTTCTGGTGTGCCGTGCCGCATACGCTTGACGGGCAACCCCGGCGGGCCTGGCCACCAATGGGTGCGGGCGCGCTACATAGACCCGGAGCCCATGGGCTGGCGCGTCATGAAGGACGATGTGAGCGGCCTGGAGCGGGTTTATATCCCGTCGCGCGTTGGCGATAACCGGCACTTGGGCGCTGATTACGTGGCCCGGCTGCGGGCGAGCGGCGCACCGGAGTTGGTGCGGGCTTGGCTAGAAGGCGATTGGTCTGTCATCGCGGGGGCGTTCTTCCCCGAGTTTGATATGGCGCGGCATGTGATCGCGCCGCGTGAATTGCCGGAGCATTGGTTTCGGTTCCGGTCTTTGGACTGGGGCAGCGCCCGGCCATTTTCGGTGGGCTGGTGGGCTGTCTCTGACGGCGAGCTGCAGGACATCCCGCGCGGTGCGCTGGTGCGCTACCGCGAATGGTATGGCAGCACCGGCAAGCCCAACGAGGGCCTGCGCATGACGGCCGAGGAAGTGGCGGCGGGTATCGTGCAGCGTGAGGCGCAAGACCCCAAGCCCGAGAATGGCCTGCATGGCGTGGCTGATCCGGCCATTTTTGCCAGCGATGGCGGGCCATCGATTGCCGAGCGCATGGCGCGCGCGGCCAAAGTGTTCTTCCGCCCGGCGGATAACGCCCGCGTGTCGCGGCAAGGCGCGCTTGGCGGGTGGGATCAAGTGCGGGCCAGGCTGCGCGGTGATGAAACCGGGCCGGGGTTGCTGCTGTTCAGCACTTGCCGCGACCTAATCCGCACCTTGCCGGCGTTGCAGCATGATCCTGACCGGCCGGAAGACGTGGACAGCGACGGCGAAGACCACGCGCCAGACGAGGCGCGCTACGCCTGCATGAGCCGCCCTTGGGTGCGGCAAAAACCCGTGCATCAGCCGGGCGCGATTGTATCGGTTGGCGCGAGCAATACCGCGACCTTTAACGACCTTTGGAAAACCGCACCGCGCGCTGAGCGGTGGTGATGGAGTTCAAGCCATGTCTATGACTGCGCCATTCTCTCCGGGCGAGACGCTCACGCTTGCCGTGACGGACGCCAGCAGCAGCGCAACCTTTGGCACAGCGGGGGCGCAAGCTTCCGTCATCGAAGTGCAGAACCTTGGCACGCTGACCTGCTTCATTGCCTTTGGCGCGTCTGCCACAACGGCGGGCTATCCGATTGGCGCCGGTCAGTCCAAGGTGGTCAGCAAGGCGCCAGGCGTGGCGCAGATCGCGGCCATTTGCGCGACGGGGCAGACCACCACGCTGTGTGTCACGGCGGGCCAGGGGCGCTAACTTGTTCCAGCGCATCAACACGCGGTTGCGGGCAGGCGGCAACGCCAGCGGCATTGCGTTTGATTTTAGGTCTGGCGCGCTTGATCCGCGGATTAGCTTCACGCGGGCGTCTGCTGGCTGGTATTTCGACAGCGCTGGCAATCTGGTGCAGGCCAGCACGAACGAGCCGCGCTTTGATTATGATCCTGCCACGCTTCAGGCGCGCGGGTTGCTGATTGAAGGCAGCAGGACGAACGGTATTCGTAACCCAAGGCTTGAAGGTGCTGTTGCCGGAACGCCGGGGACCAACCCAACCAATATGGTATTTTCTGGCCCTGCGGGATTAACCCAGCAGATTGTTGAAATTTCTACAGAAAATAACATGAACTTTGTTTCTGTGCGTTGGTCTGGTACCACCTCTGCATCTGGGCGACTTTCTTGGTTTATGGAAAGTGGTGGCATCATAGCCGCTACGGTTGGTCAAACCTTTGCAGCATCAAACTTTTGTAAAACTGTAGCTGGAACCTACCCTACCGCCGGTGCGATTTTTTCATTTGCGGAGCAGGATGCTACTGCAACCACAATTGCAACCGGGACTGTCGCGGTTCAAGCGCCGTTTGCAAGTGGCACAAGAATAAGTGCATCGCGTGTTTCCGCCTCCTACACTATGGCACAGGCAACCGCTGCATTTGTGCGCCCCGTTTGGAATTCGGACACAATCAATTCCGGCGTTGCCGTTGATGTAACCATCCGCTTTGCTGCCCCGCAGACAGAACTCGGCAGCTTCCCCACCAGCCCGATCTTCCCCGCTGTTGGATCGCCTGCTGCTTCCACGCGCGCGGCTGATAATGTGTCCGTCGCAACTTTGACGCCTTGGTTTAATCCAAACGAAGGCACCATATTAGTTGAATATCAGCGACCATTTGTTGGATTTAATCAATTTGAAGTTAATTTTTCTGACGGAACCTATGGTGAGTTTATTGGTCTTTATACAAGTGCCACAAATCAAATAGCCGAAATTAGACAAGGCGCCGCAAGTCAAGCTGGCCTAGTTTTGGAGGCTGGTGCTGGCGTTAATGATCGTTTGAACAAAAAGATATTAGCTTATCAAGTCAATAATTTTGCCGCTTCGTTGAATGGTGCAGCACCTATTGTTGATACATCAGGTTCCGTTCCGATTGGCTTGACCACCATGAGAATAGGAACCTTTCAGGGTGGGAGTCAGTTTTG